TATAGTGGTTCTGGTGGCAGTGGTGGTGGTTATGGTGGTTCTGGTGGAGTTGGTGGAGTTGGTGGTGCTGGTGGTGGCTATGGTGGTACTGGTGGCCATGGTGGTACTGGTATAGGTGGTGGTACTGGTATAGGCGGTGGTACTAGCGGAGCAGGTAAGGGTGGTAATGGCGGCCCAAATGCTGGTAATGCTGGTATAGCTGGTACTGCTGGTAGAGTTGTTATTGTATGGTAAATATAAGGAGGTTCTAAAATGATTATAGTAGGTACAACAATTTCAGAAACAAAAATAAAGATTGATGGGTGTTTTGTTGATGGTTCTCAATCGGTAAATATTACAGCAACAACACCGCCTAACCCTATACCAAGTCAAGTTGGTAAAAATAATGTGCTGTTCTTGAATCCAGTGACAGGCGAATTATTTTGGGGTTATGAAGATAGACCACTAACAGAAACAGAAATATTGCAAGCAGACCAAACATTACAATTAACAAGGCTTAGCCAAATAGAAACAGATAATTTAGATTTTCAAAATTATGTATTAGAAACTTTAGGAGGTATGTAATTATGATAGGATTTTATCAGTGGAGAGTGGGCGGGTTTACAAGAACAATATACCTAGATGGCACTAAGACCTTTGAAATAGCAATAGCAGAGAGCCCATTATATGAACAGGCTATAATGGTATATGCTTCGACAGGATTTACTTATGGACAAATAGATAATGCATTGGCAAAAGATTATATAAGTCAAGAGCATTATGATGTAACTATTGAGCTCAAATTGCTAATAGAACCTAGACCGTTAATGGCAGAAGAGCCGACAGTCTAGGTCACATAAGGATAAAAGTACGTCACAGAGGGCTATTAATTTAGTTCTCTTTTTATTTTAACAAAAAAGGGGATGATTTAATGGCTCAAGTATGGGAAAGTGCGGAAGTTAAAAAACAAGGTGACTTGTGGAATGCCGCAAAGTTAAAAGGTGATAAAGCCGCAATGTCTCTAGCGAACACTACAGCCAATCAGTTAAGGAACGCAATAGGTTATCAGTCAAACACAAGCGGATTAAATCAAACGGCTAAAACAGGCTACGCAGCCGATAGTACGAACACAAAGTTTACACCTACACCAGTAATTGCACCACCTAAAATAGATAACAGCGGTTTAATTGAATCGCAATACGGTAGCTTAATATCCGCTTTAAAGTCTCAAATAGCACAAAACGTTAATAACAAAAATACCGAGATAAGCGGTTTAGGTGCTAAATATCAACCACAGAAAAATACTAGTGAAGTCGGCAGAGGGAATGAACTTAGAACAGCACTAGAAATATCTGCTAATAATGGTGACCGTGGTGGAATTGGTAGGCAGCAAGCACTTGAAACTACCAGTAACGCAGATAAAAGAATAAACGATATTGGTTTACAGCAGACAAGTGATGAAACAAACTTAAGAAATGATATTTCAAATCTCTTGTTAGAAGGAAATGTTCAAGAAGCACAATTTACAGCGGCTAAATTAAAAGACTTGATAGCAAATAATCAGTATGTCGATACTACCAATTACAACCGTGGTCAAGACACATTTAACAACGGTATAGCAACTAGCACACTAGCGAATAATACAGCTTCAACTAATGCAAGCGTGAAGAATTCAGAAGCCAATACGGCAGGACAGCTATTGCAGAATAAAGAAATGTCAGACCCTAATAGCGTAACAAATCAGATGGCTAAATTGGGATTGAATACGGCTAGATTTAACTATTCGCAGTTATCGGTTGAAGCTAAACAAAAGGCTGATATGGTGCTTAATGATTTAGCAAACGGTAGAATGTCAAGAGCAAGCGCACAATCAAGTATAGACCACGCAGGAGATTCTTATGCCGCTAATATGGCACAGTTAGCGTGGCAAAAGAGCAGCGAGAATCCCGATAATGCACCAAAGATTGAAAAACCAGTAGCTTACAACTACAAAACTGATGCTGGGTTTGCGGATGATATGCAAACAGCTACAAATGGCGGTACAACGTCTGTTAGTCAATTAAAAGCTAATGCATCGGTGTTTATACAGAAATATACTATTGACGGCTACAATGCACTATTAAAAGCGGCACAGGGGGAATAACTTATGGCTGGATTATTTGAACAACTAAATTCAAAAGATAATAAAAAACCAGCTAAAAGTGGTGGGCTATTTGCGCAGTTAAACAAGGCTGAAAGTTCAAATAAGTTAACAACCTTTAAAGAAAAGCAACTAGAACAAAGAACACCAACTATTACTGCTAAATTGCCAGTACAAAAATCTCCAATAATGAACTTTATGGAGAAACCTTTACCAAAACCACAGCCTTCCGAAAAGATTTTATCCAACAATCGGTATTATGCTGATAATGGTGTAGATAAAGCGGCTCTTGCTAAAAACAAAGCCGCCGTTGCTAAAATACCTATAGTTGGAAAGCTTATAAATGGTGCAGTAGATTTGCAAGGCAAGTTCTTTGATTCTTCCGTTGGCAGATTTATTGACAGAACAAGTGCATCTATAAAAGAAGGATTAACGGGCAATAAACTGGATAAACCAGCAACTGGAAACAATGTAGTCGATACCATAGCCGATGTTGGAGGTAACATATTTAGTTATTTTGCCCCTATCGGTGGTGGTTCAGGAGCAGAAAGAAATATGATATCTGCGACTGATAAGGCTATTGCAATGGCTGGAAAGTCTAAGACAGCACAAAGCTTATTAAAGTTTGCAGAGGGTAAGTTAGGTAAGGCGGCTACTAATATTGGTTCGAAAACGTTGAAAGGTGCAGCGGAAGGACTTGGAGCAACAACGCAAGAAGTCTGGACAAAACCCATGAGTTATGAGGATAAAAAGAATAGTCTCTTGATGAATGTTGGTGGTGGTGCTGGACTTGGCTTGTTAGGCGCCGGTATAGGCAAAATAGCATCTAAACTTAAATCAAATAAGATATTAGGTGAGATTAAACCAACTATTAAGCCTTTAAATGACCTTCCAACCGTCAAACCACAACCTAATGTAATTACACCAACTATAGGTAAAGAAGTATCCTTAATGGCTAATATTAAGCCACAGCAACAAATCAAATATACTACTTTGCGTGCACCTAATAAAGCGGTTCCGATTGAGAATGTTGTTAATAAAGTTAGCACGTTAAGAGACAAAAAACCTGATATTTATTATCACGGTACTAACCAAACATTTGACGGTTTTGATTCAAGTAAAATTGGAAGTTACACAGGGAATGACGGTCTATATGGTAGGGGAACGTACTTAACTAAAAATCCAGTTGTGGCTAAATCTTTCGGTAAAAACTTAATTAGTGCGAATGTCGAATTAAAAAATCCATACAAGCTGAACAGTAAAACTTCTCTTGATGAGATAGCAAACCTTGCAGAAAGTAAAGTTATTAAAACTGGTGACCAAGATAGAGATTTAGCAAACATTATTTCGCAAAACCCAGCTAAGTTCACCGAGAATTTAGAAAAAATGGGCTACGATGGCGTAGAGTTGAATGGTGGTGTTGAAACAGTTGTTTTCGATACAACAAAAATCAAGAAATTAGATACGAAAAGCAACTTATCTCTTGATGATGTTTTTAAACTTCCTGATTCGAGGTTTAAGAAGAATGAATTTACCCCATCCACTACATTACAAAAAGGCTTAATCCCTCAAAAAGGCTCAAAACAAATCGGTGAAGCACAAACAAAGCTTATTACTTCGAAGTTAAAACCCATCGAAAAGCCTGTTATTAAAAGCACGTTAAAAAATGGACAGCTTAAAAGTCAGTTTGTGCAAACCGTTGCAGCTTCAAAAAACACAGTACCACAAGTAGCAGAAGGATTAAAAAACCTTGACTTAGGCTATGATGTTGCTACCAATGCTAAGTCATTAGAACAGGCTAACGCTAGAATAGCAACTGATACGGAATCAGCCGTTAGGTTTGTATTAGATAATAAAGCACCATCAGCAGAGCACACAACAACCGCAATCCAACTTATAAACAAGTTCCAAAAGGAAGGTAATTACGAAAGGGCAGTTGATATTGCTAGTGATATTTCTAGTAAACTTACTAAAAACGGTCAAGCTATTCAAGCAGCTTCGATTTATGACAGATTAAGCCCTGAAGGTATATTGCTTTATGCACAGCGAAAAGTTAACAAGCTAAATGATGAACGGTGGTTTAAAGGATTAACAAAAGAACAGAAAATAGACCCTAATCTAGCCAAACAATTACAAGAGCTATCCCAAAATATGAAGGGATTAACAGGCGATGCAAAGATTGAAGCTAGTCAAGAATTGCAACAAGCTTTACAGGCATTAGGTAAATCTACTTTAGGTCGCAAGGTTGAATCAGCACAGACCATTAGTCAGCTTTTAAATCCTAAGACATTAATTAGAAATACAATCGGAAATGAATTATTCTATAGACTTGAAAGGCTCAACAAGTACGTTGCTACACCTATTGATGTTGCTAGGTCGGTAATCACTGGTACAGAAAGAACGGTTACCTTTAAAAAAGCTGGACAAGGTGGATATTGGAATGGATTCTTCAAAGGCGCTAAGGCTGGATGGAAAGGTGTTAATCCTGGAGGACTTCAAACTCAATTTGATTTAACGGCACCAGCTTTTAGGGGTAAATGGAATCCATTAACTTACATGGAAAAAACTCTAGGCGCCACGCTGAAAGGGTTTGATTATGCCGCTTATACTAGGGCTGTGAATCAGACCATCGGTGAAATGGCGGAACTTAAAGCTATTAACTTAGGGCTGAAAGGTAATAAATTAGCCGTTGCAGAATTTGTTAAGAACACCGAGAAAAATATACTAGATATTGCAGACCAATATGGCAAATACGTTACGTTCCAAGATGATAACGTATTATCCAAAGGATTATCCGCTGTAAAACGTGGCTTGAATGTTGGTAAGGATTTCGGCGCAGGCTCATTGATTATCAAATATCCTAAGACCCCCGGCGCATTGATAATGCGTGGTTTAGATTATTCCCCAGCTGGATTCCTTAAATCGGCTTATGAAGTAGCCAAACCATTATTTAAAGGCGGTAAAATCGACACGCAAGCGGCTACAATGGCATTGTCTAGGGCAATCACTGGAACACTGGGATTTACAGGGCTGGGCTACTATCTGGCAGACAATGGAGTAATAACAGGGCGTACCGATAAAGATAGTGATGTTAGAGAACTACAAAAGCAAACAGGCGCAGGAAGTTATAAGGTTAATCTAAGCGCATTGCAAAGATGGGCATTAGGCGGATTCCATGCTACAGATTTACAGCTTAAAGATGATGATTTACTGTACAGCTATGACTGGATGGCTCCGATTGCAATGGCTGTAAGTTTTGGTGCGAACATTAACACAAACTTAAAGGAAAGCGAGGGCGCATTTGATAATTTAGGCGCTACGGTTGCATCTAGCTTAGAGGGAGCGTTGGGAACAATAGCCGAGCAACCAGTGTTACAAGGGTTAACAAGACAGTTCCAAGGTTATGACTTAGGACAAAATATTACTCAAACTTTAAAGGGTATACCTTCAAGCTTTACACCAACCGTATTAAATCAAATTAGACAGCTTAAATACAACACCGGGCGGTCAACTTACAATCCCGATCCTTTAAAGGAATCTTTAAACATGGCACAAGTAAAAATCCCTGGAAAGTCTAGCCAGCTACCAACTAATTATGATACTTTGGGTAAACAGAAAGAAAACTATCAAAATAACAGTAACAATATATTTAATGTTTTCCTTAATCCTGGCTTTGTTTCAAGAAACAACCCTTCACCTGTTCAAAAGGAAATATTAAGGCTATACGAAAAAACAGGATATAAAACACATTTTCCTAGAGTTATTAGCAGCAAATTGACATACAGTATTAAAGGTGAATCGAATTCATATACATTTACACAAGAAGAAAAACCACAATATCAGAAAGCAGTTGGCGAATTAGTGCAGAGTGGAATAACAAAATTAATGTTTAACCCAAATTATAAATTATATACTGATTCCGAAAAGGTAAAAAAGGTATATAATGTATTAAACGATGCATCAGAGAAAGCTAAAAATGATTTTCTTAAAAGAAAGGGGTTAAAGTAATGTGGAGTAAAATAAATTCATACTTCAAACTACCAATTATATCTTTAATAACCGTTATGTTATTTTTTGTTTTCATGTTGGAATGGCGAAATTTGGCTTATATTGTTGGTGTATGGGTAGCCTTGTGGGTATATGGGATAGTTGTGCTACAAGCTATGGGGCTAGACTTAGATAAGATAGAATAACTTAATTTAATCAAAAGAGCCATCCAAGAGTTCAAACCTCCGGATGGCTTTTTACATTCCCCGATTATTGGTGCAATCGAGGAATTTGTATATTATACCGCACCCAATACAAACTTGTAAATGGGAGATAAATGGAAAACGATATGTGGACAATTGAAACGTATGCCATACATGAGGGGGCAATGCGGGAAGCCGAGGCCAAACTTCAAGATGTGAAAATTCAGCATCTTGGAGAGATAATTGCGTTAAATGATAGGCGGTACACAGAGGGCAACGAGTTGCGTGCTATGGCTTTAAAAATCAAAGAAACAGCGGATGCTAATGCTTTGGAACTTGCCAGCGAATCACAAACGTATAAAGAAGCACGAAACGATGCCACGAGGGAACAGAACCTCAAAGAAACTGGTGTTTATGCGACTCGTGACGATTTGGCAGAAGTGGTTAAAGGTATGGAAAAAGCATTGAAGCCATTAGTTGATTTTGTAAGTTCACAACAAGGGGTAACAAGAGGTGGACAGTTAACAATGAAAAACCTATATGCGGCTATAGGCGCAACAGGCGCAATCATTGGTATTATAGTTGTTTTATTTAATGTTCTAGCAAAATAATAACAAGAATTGGAGCAGTGGTATGTATAAAATTTACTTATCACCAAGCACACAAGATAAAAATATTGGTGCGAATAATTACGGTACGGAAGAAAATCGTATGAATCAGATTACGGATATTCTTCAAGCTATTCTGATAAAACGTGGTTATGAAGTATTTAGAAATAAGCCTACTATGACATTGAAAGAAGCCGTTACAGACAGTAATATAAGTAAAGTAGACTTACACTTAGCAATACATAGCAATGCTATGGGTGGTGGTTCAAACGGGAAAGCACGAGGCTGTATGGTGTTTTGTCATAGACTTCAAGGCGTTGGATACGAGTTTGCAAAAAGGTTATACATTGAACTCTCAAAAATAACGCCATCAAGTGATCGAGGTATTGTAAAAGGCGAAGATTACTACGGGGAAGGCAAACATCTTTATGAAACAGCTTATACTACAGCACCAGCGGCATTGGTAGAAATCGCATTTCACGATAACAAGGACGATGCAGCATGGATTATCGGCAACACGACTTTAATTGCTGAATCATTGGCAAAAGCGATATATTCAGTATTACCGATTCCGGAAATAGTATCAGAGTTAGAACAAGCATTAAAGATTATTACAGGGAAAATTGACACGCCATATGAATATTGGCTAAAGCAGAGCATTCCTGCAAATTTACAGGCATTATTAATTAAAATTTCTAAATATATAAAGGAGGTCTCGAAATGACACAATCAAGATGGAAGAGCCCTGTATTTTGGGGAGCAGTAGTGGCACAGATAATCTCGATAGGACAGTTTACAGGGATATGGAACAAATACGGTATAGACACAGGCATGGTTGGTGACGTTGGGGCAGGAGTTTTACAGTTAGCCGTATTAGTTGGTTTGCTGAATAATCCAACTAACCCAAACGGTCTATAGGACAATAATAAAATGGTTTAGAATGTTACTTGACAAATTTGAGTGTTTTTCTCCATTTGTTTAACATTATACTTTCGTGCATGAAAAAGCCCTTCACTTTAAACAGTGGAGGGCTTTTGTTTATTCTTTTTCGCTTTCCTTAGCCACATGGTTAATATTTTCTTCTAGTATTTTGCCAAACACTTCTTTTGTTAAGACACCACCATCGCCAAAGTAACCGATAAGGTTATAAACAGTACACCGGCAAACGTCTTTGCTTGTGTTGACTTCTAATTTGTCTAACTTATTTCTAACAATTTTCATCCTTCACCCACCTTTTTCGGGCATTTCTCTATTTCTACACATCGTTTGCCTTGATACGGTTCGTACGTACAGCCCACAAAAGACCAAACGCAAGGACCGGAACTTATTCTCTTCGCAAATTTACAATTGTTACACCCTTTATTCATTCACAGCCCTCCTATAACAATCTCCTCAAACCCATCGTACCACTTCTCATAAAGCTTTTTATAAGCTTCATCACCTGTTTTCTCATACGCTATCCACAAAGCTTGCTGTATAATTGCCTTGTCTAGTTCTTTTCCAGTTGCTAATGATTCAGTTAATTTACTCATTTATTCCCTTCCTTGCTCTAAATAATGTTTACACGGCTTGTCACGATCAGTAATAATTTTATCATGCAATGAACAATAATTACGTTCACAATCTTTGCCGTATTTTTCATACTCGTTGTATTCACAGTTTGCACAGCCTTTTGTATCATCCATCATTTATTCTCCTTTCTAGCCTTCTCAACGGCTTTTTTAACCAGTTCTGATAAATCTAAGTGATATAGCATCCTCGTATATTCTGTTAGCGTTAAACCTATGCTTTTAGCTTGTGCAGTTGCCATTGTTTTATCTTCGGGTTCTAGTCTTATATTGGTTGGTTTTGTTTCCATTTAAGTTCCTTTCTGTTAGGGATATTATCACTATTTACAAACATTGTATTCCATAATGGCACATTTGTCAACACATTCTTTGCAAGAAAAAAGCTATCCGTTGTGGATAACTTCGAAAATAAACGGATATCTTGTGTTTTTCGTATTGAGTTTTCCACAAAACTAGATTATAATGTAATGAAAGGGGAGTGAAACGAATGGATGTAATGACTGCATATGAGGTAGCGGAAGCCTTGAAGGTCAACTATGAAACTGTTTTAAAGATGATTAAAATAGGCAGATTAAAAGCTATTAAAGTCGGTAGTACATACAGAATAACTAGAAATAATTACATCAGCTTCCTTGAAGGTAAAAAATAAAAGAAGCCTGTTTTAAGCTTCTTTTATAGTGATTGTAAATTTAATTAAATATTGCCTTGTCTGATAGTGGTCAAAACACTGTTCAGAAAGTTAGTTTTTGAAATCATTGCCCTTGTCTAATATCTTACTTTTAAAAAGTATTCTTGTCAAGGCTTAGTTCCCTATTTCCAAAAATTAGCGTGTGATTGAAAGCACATTAAATTCGTACCCGGTTAACCGCCGGCTGTTATCTCGTTATATGAGAGTTCTTTGTTGTACATGGAAACGGTACAAACCCAGATGATAACAAACTGTCCTGTGCGAAAGCGGAATAGTGTTCGATAACGTTGTAATAGCAGACCTGGTGGCGACTAGAGTTAGGCATTGCCAAATAATAACTCTTAAGAGAACATTACGCAAAATATACTGAATATGCGTGTCTATTGGAAACTCTCACGAAAAAGTGGAATAAGGTAGATCCTTCTTTACTTGTTAAGGAAGGGTCTACCGTTTGCTCTTCTTCCCTATGGAATATATTAAAACCTATACTACTATTCATCTTCCATTTCATCAAGAGCCTTGTCTAATAACTCCTGTGCGAACTCATTAATATTCATTCTACGGTTAAAAGCTTCTTCTTGAATCCTCTCTATTGTAGTATCGTTAATTCTCCAACCAACTTGAGAGCGAAGTGGCTTATAAGACTTCTTAGCAATTTTAATACCTTTGTTACTGTTACCACTACCAGTAACGTTACCACTATTGTTAACAGATGTGTTACCACCTAAGTTATTATTATTTGTATCACTTTCATAAACAGCATCTAAACCAGTAGGCTTTCTATTTACTGCATTACTACTTAAATCAACTTTTCTCATAGTCCTATTATCTCCTTCATTTCTTTATATACCTTCTGATATTCTAACACAGGCATTTCATAATACAGTGCTGATGCAGGTTCTTTTAACGCTACAGAATCCTTGAATACAGTACAATTATTTATTTGAGCATCTAATATCTTGATTCCATATTCATTGCTATAAATGTCTTGTAGAGCCTTTAAACCTTGCTTATGATGTGTTATTACCCTGTTAACCATTACGGGCAAAATTCCTATGTATTTCAATGAGGTATTCAGCTTTATTTTAACTTTTCGGCATACCTCCAATAAATCATCTAATTGTTCCAAACAAGCTTCTTCTGGAACACACGGAATCAGAATCCAATCAGACACGCACAGAGCGTTTAGGGCTGTCATTCCTAAAGATGGCAATGTATCTATTAGGATTAAATCAAAACTATCTCTAATAGGTTCTAAAACTCTTCTAAGCACATTAACTAATTCACTCGCACCTTTTTTCTTGACAATATCAATATATTTGATTGCCAGGTCAACATCTAGCATTGATAAATCTTTTGAAGCTGGGAGCAGGTACAGATTTTTAAACTTAGTTTGGATAATTACATCTTGCGGATCCAGTGCCTCCATAAAAACGTCATAGATACTTTTACCTTTTACTTGATCCTTTGTTAATCCAAATGATTTTGATAAGGAAAATTGCGGGTCCATATCAATCATTAACACCTTTCTATCGTCTAATGCTGCTAAATATCCTAATTCTCTAACTGTGGTGGTTTTAGCCGTACCACCTTTTTGTTGGTTAATGCATACAATCATTAAAATCACTCCTTTATGTTTATTTTTAAATACATTATTAATTATTTTCCAGTTTTATGAACTTGCAAACACTTATTTTGTACAACTTCCATAATTTTGCTTAATATTATCTTCTATATTTCGCCAAATTACCTAGTTCTATTAACACTTTTCTCCTATTTACAACTACGAACATCCGTTCTATAATAAGGACATTAAATATTACAGCAACGGGGGTATTGAGTCGTGGAAAATATCACAAATGTAGTACATACAAATTTCCCAGTAAAATACAACTCCATATGTGAAATTAAGTTGGGTGGCACTCTGTACATAAATGACGGTTGTATCAATACCGGAAAAGTACTTGTCATTCCTTACCCTTTATCTTAGAAATTGTACTTATCAAAGAGTCAAGTTCCTTTGCAGAAATGTTAAGGGATTCGGCTTTTTTAATTACCTTGATATAATCTATGTTTTTATCGATTATTAACTCCCTTCTACCAATTAACATATCAACTGATACATTAAAATAGTTAGCTATCTTATCCATCATGTTGTAATCAGGCTTTCTTTTGTTCGTCTCATACATGGCTATAGTTGAGTAATTGGACTCTAGGCTCAATGCCAGTTCCTCAATTGTCATGTTATATTTCTTTCTTAATAATCTAATGTTATCTCCTACCATATTTGTAAACCTCTTTCTATTTGTTTATTTTGCACATGTAGTATTATATCGCACAATGTCGTAATTATACTATCACGTTGGGAAATAATATTTTGTCACATTCTGTGATAATTCGAGCATTTTCGAGAAATAGGACTATAGTTTCACTAGAATGTCACATATTGTGATATTTAGCTGTTTTAAATTGTCATGTACCGTGATATTATTGTCACATCGAAAGCAGATGAAACGTGGAAGGAGGGAAACAAGCTATGACAGCTAAAATAAAGGATTTGAAAAAGTTGGAAGATGATATTGCATTAAAAGGATTTTCAGAATGTCAGTTTTCAAAAAAGATAAAAAGATGTAGGCAGTTTATGCATGGAGTTTTAAAAAATGGGACTACAAGCCCATGCGCCGCTAAAGCAATTTCAGATGCATTAGGAGTAGCAACAACTGAATATTTTGAATTTGTGTAGAATGGTGTCGAAAAAAAATAGGCAAAAGAGAGGGGAAATAATTTGAATGAATTAGTGTTTTTAGATCCAGACAAAATTGATTCAGAACCATTTACCACATCAAAGCTTGTTGCTGAACATGGAAAAGTTGACCATCATGCATTGCAAGTAATGATTTCAAAGTATGAGGAAGATTTAAAAGAATTTGGAGTTCTCTCATTTGAAATGAGTAAACCTATTCAACAAGGTATCGATTTAAAATCGAATCCTGAGAATACTTCGATTTCAAATCGAAGAAATCAAGGAGGCAGACCAGAAAAGATTTATCACCTCAACGAGCAGCAAGCAACATTGCTAATAACTTACATGAAAAACACTCTCCCGGTAAGAAAGTTTAAAAAGGCTCTAGTAAAACAATTTTACATAATGCAAAAAGAATTAAACAAAAGAGCTATTACAAGAGAAAAAGCAAAGGAAGCACGAGAAGCTTTAACAAATGCAATTCAAAAATTACCAGAAAGCCCACATAAGGCAATGAAATACAAACACTTTACGGACTTGGTTTATAAGATTGTTTTCAATATGAATTGTAAACAGCTTAAAGAACAGTATGGAATTGTAGGCAAGGAATCAGTTAGAGATTATTTTAAGGCTGATGAACTCAAGAGAGTTGAGGAAATTGAAAAACAAGTAAGTGTTTTGATTGACTTGGATTATGACTATCAAACGATCAAGGCATTGCTTAATAAGAAGTATCTATTAACAGCTTAGAAATAAGAATGGACAAGCAATTAAATCAAATTTAAGAAAAGAGGACAAAAAATGGATAGGGCACAGCTTATTGAAGCTTTTGCAATGAAGATTGACGGTAATACATACCAAACAATAGCTGATAAATTCGGAACTACAAGACAAAATGTTCAGCAGTCAATAATTAGAAACTTAGCAGATAGAGCACATAAAGGGTTAACGGAATGCGTTTATCCAGCATTGAAAAAATGGATGACAGAAAATAATGTTTCATCTTATGCATTGTATGGAATGATTGGATTTCCGAAACATGGTGGTGCTACAGCGGCAATGAAAAGAAGATTAGTAGGTAAACAACCCTTTAAAGTTGATGAAGCTTACAAGCTAGTTAAGATAACGGGAGTTCCATTTGTAGAACTATTTAAGAGAGGGGCGTAACATGGAAGATTTTAAGGTCAAGTGTGTTGATTTGCAAGGCATTAACGAAGATTATTATACACTAAATAAAGTTTACGAGGTCAAAGGCGGGCAGATATTGGCAAACGTTGGGCTTTCTCTTGGCGAAAATCTTGAGAACATTGAAGATGTTAACCGCTTTTCGGCATCAAGATTCGAACTCGTAGTGGACAAGCCAAGTTTTAAAGTTAGATGTGTAAAATCCGTGTCGAAATGGTTTGTTACTGGTAAAGAATATGAGGTAGTAGGTGGATTTTTGAAAGACGAAACAGGCACTAATTACAATTGTTATGGTGGCTGTGATTCATTGGAAACATTGAATAGATGTTCATTTAATCAATTTGAACTCGTGGAGGAAAAGATGTTTAGCAAAAGTGATTTGAAAACTGGAATGAGAGTGGAAACAAGGGGCGGATATGAATGTATGGTTCTTATTGGCACTCCAACAGGCGACACCATTACAGGTGAGGATATGTGGTTTGGTATGCAAGAATTAACGGAAGATTTGAAATATAAGTCATACGGTAAAAATAGCGACTGTGACATTATGAAAGTTTACAACCCTAACTGCAACCGTGAATATCACCATTTTACACCAACAGAGCATAATTTAGTTTGGGAACGCACTTTACCACTAACAATGACCATAAGTGAGGCACAGTCTGAGTTAAGCAAGTTGAAAGGTAAGGAAGTACAGATTACAAAGGAGTGATGAAAAATGCCTAATTGTCCATATTACACAAGCCACGCGGCAATGCGGATTAATTGCTTGCGTGGTGAAATTCCAACAAGCTACCAAGATTCAAATGTTACTGGTCAAATGAAAAGATTTTGCAACGGCACATATCGCAAATGCTGGTGTTATAAATATTTGGAGGGAGCATGGGGCTATGAACAAAAGCCAGTTTGTAAAACAAGCCACTAAAGATTTAGCTACATTGAAGCGCAAGGTAGAAATTGAAGTTGACATGTATGGAAGGTGGAAAAGAAGAAGCAATCGTAAGGTTTACGGTGCTGGGGATAAACAGAGAGGTGACACGTTATGACTTATTTAGAAAAAGCAAGAGAGTTGAACCCAAAATTAACGCAAGAAGATTTAACTGATTGGTGTCCAGAACATTTTAAACTTGAAGTCGTTAATTGTTGCGACATAAAACTAATCCCAAATAGCTGTGCTGGGTGTTGGAATCGTGAAATGCCAGTGGAGGTTAAAAAATGAATAGATTAGAATTTGCAATCCATTACATAGAATTTGTTGCATTTGTTTTGATTGTTGGCAATTGGCTAATCGGTAAATATGAGAAGTTTGAAGCAAAGAAAGCAAAAATAAGCCGTATACAACCTAGAATTGAAGTATACGGCAGGAACTACAAGAAAGTAGCAACTCCTGGAAGAGTGCTTAATAAAAAATGTTAATTAATTATACCTTAGAAAGGGTGAAAATGTAAAGATGAAAAGCTTAAAAGTTCGGCTAGAAGAAGCTAAAAAGGACTTTGATTGGCAAGATTTGCTTGATTTGTTGGATGAGTTTAGAAGGGCTAGCGATGAGGATAAAAAGACCATTATGGAACTAGAGGAAGGTAATCAAGGGATGGTTGCATTGTTGAATATTTCTAGGCGGCAAGTTAGAGACTTAAAAGCTGAAATTATTAGGTTAAAGGGGTAGAGGCATGAAGCTATATGAAATTAGATCTCAGTATCTTGATTGCCTAAACAGAATTGAAAATGGCGAGATAGACGAGGAATTTATAAAAGATACTCTCGAAAGTTTAGATGGTGATTTTGATGAAAAGGTTAATGGAATAGCTTGCTTTATAAAGGGCTTAGAGGGAGATATAACAGCATTAAAATCAGAGGTTGACAATTTAAGGCAGAGAGCAGATAACAAGGCTAAAAAGGCTGATAGGCTTAGGCAATATATATTTGAAAGCATGAAAGCAGTTAGCCGTGTAAAGGTTGAAACGGCACAGAATGTTATTAGTGTTAAAAAGAATCCGCCGAGAGTTGACATAGGCGATGGATTTATACAATGGGCTAAAGACAATAGTTTTGATGATATTTTATGTAAGCACGTAGAAGAATATAGACCAGACAAAGCAGCTATTAAAGAAGAATTAAAGAAAGGTAATGAAATACCATATTGTAGACTAATTCAAGGTGAAAGTTTAAGTATTAAATAGGGGGCAATTATGAACAAAAGTGAAAGTATTAAGAACTTTGCTGATGCAATGTGTAAGTTCCAAGGCGAGGTTAAAAACCCTCCAAAGTCCGCCAGTAACGAACTTATTGTTGGGTTTGACCACAAAAACATTAAATTTACTATCAGTGGGAATGGCTGTTATGTGTGTACGAGTCATTATAAAGATAAAGACGGTTATCCTAAAATTACTTTTAATAAAAAACAAAGAATAATGAGCAGATATATTTACGAAAGATTTGTTGGAGAAATACCAAAAAATAAAGTTATAAGACATAAATGTGACTGTGCTAGTTGCATTAACCCTAATCATTTAGAGATTGGTACCCAAGATGAAAATATTAATGACAAAGTTAAAAGAAACAGACAAGCTAGCGGTGGGAAAATAGGAGTATCAAAACTTGATAAGGAGAAGGTAATTCAAATAAGAAACTTAACTGGTTCTATATCAAGCATAGCAAGAATGTTTGGAGTTAACCATTCTACAATTAGTAGAGTAAAAAAATATGAAACATGGAGGAATTGTTGTGAATAAATCTGATTCTATATTAAAACTAACTACCGCATTATCCAAGTTTCAATGTGAAGTTAAAAATCCACCAAATAACGCTTCAAACCCATTTTTTAAAAGTAAATATGCGCCACTAGATGTTGTTATAAATACCGCCAAAGCGTTATTAGGTAAATATGGATTATCTTACATACAAATGCCTGGGGGAAATGGCGATAGTGTTACCTGTGTTACTACGCTTATGTGTGAGGGCGAATGGATAGAGAGCGATCTATTAACCCTTAAAGCTGATAAGGTTACAGCGCAGGGGGCAGGAAGTGCAATAACATACGCTAGGAGATATCAGTTAACAGCAATATTGGGACTTGCTGGCGAGGAGGACGATGATGGCAACGCAGCAGAGGGGAATAAAAAGCCCAACAAGACATTGGAACCATCATCCAATATAAACACACCACCGCCAATAAATAAACCCCTTATTGGTAACACAGACCTTATAACAGAAGGACAAGCTAAAAGGCTATTTGCAATCTCTAAAGGCAATGCAGAAGGTGTTAAAACCGTAATCGGTAAACACGGCTATACAAGCACTAAAGACATTAAAAAATCGGACTATGAAAAGATTGTAGCGGAGGTTGAACAATGCTAAATGTAACTGGCACTTGCCAAGTTTATAGAGTTGAAAATAAAGGGAATTTTGTAATTGCTTCATTAAGAACAAGCAAAAAGAACAAGAAAACGGATGAATGGGAATCAGAGTTCTTCAATGCTAAATTTGTTGGTAGCTGTAAAGAACAAGCGGCTAATTTAATAGACAAGGACAAAATTACTATTACAAGTTCGTTGTTAGAAAACCGTAAATATTTAGAGAAATCTTATTTATCCGTTGTGGTTTTTGAGTTTAAAAGTGAAGAAAAAGCAGATAGTTTTGAAGGAATAACACCACCCCAAACTACTACACAAGATGGGTTCTATCCTACAGACGAGGATGATGAGTTACCGTTCTAAACCATTACCAAACACCATTAATACGGGGGTTAACAGCCCCTAAGGAGGACTTATGAGAGAAATTAAATTCAGAGGTAAGAGGGCAGATAATAGCGAGTGGGTTTATGGTAGCTATGTCAAAGTTTTAAGCGATGACAACAAATTTGAACACAAGATTATAACGATATTTGGAGAAGTTTTCTTTGTTATACCTGAAACAATAGGACAATTCACAGGCTTTAGAGATAAAAACGATGTTGAAATATTTGAGGGCGATATTCTTCATAGTTGGGGTGGCGAGTATTGTCAAGGTTTTTGGGAACATGATTTACGTACGTCAATTATAAATATAGCTACTGATTGTTTTATGTTAGACGAGTTTGAATATATAGAAATTATAGGCAACATTCACGAGGTAGTAATATGAAAACAATAATAATTCTAGCAATCTTAGCCGTTATATTTTTTATTGGCTTTGCAGTTTGGGCTTGTTGTGTGGCAGCTAGCAAGGCAGACGATTTAAATGAATGGGATGAATGGAGGAATTGAAAATGTTAAGTAAAAAGGAATTAGAAGCTATCAGCCATTGTAAAGCTACTTTTTGTAGTGAATGTTGTGCTCACAACTCTAATAATGATTGCGATAATGACAACGTAGCAGACACCGCCCTACAACTCCTAGAACGTGTTGAGACAGCGGAACGGATATTCAAGGACATATTAGCCACTGGAAATGTTGGGGCTTGTAAGGGCGAGATTTTGGAATGGTTGGGGGGTTGAGAAATGATAGCACAATTGCAAAAGAGATTAGATAGATACATTAAGCAATCTGATAAAAATGACAAAGAATACCGAGATAGTCAAAAATCTTATGAGCAATATTTTGAGAGTAGATTCGAGATAGACAAGAACATAAACGGCATATTTCAACTACAAAAAAAAGAAGGTCAGAGAGAAAGAATTTACAGATGCACAGTTGGATATTTGGTTTGGCGAGAAAGATGAGGTTGAGTAATGAACATTAAAATCAGATGCGGTGAAGGTGTAACAGAATTAGTTGAAAATCTAGGCAAGTGGAAAATTAAACGCAATGGCGCAAACATTGAGGATGAAAAGATAAAAGCGGTTATTAAAGCTATGGGTGTTAAAAAGGCGGTGGTTTAAAATTGCTGGATATATAAAAGTGTACCGAGATTTGCAAAAAAGAAAGCCCACTATTTAGTAGGCTTCTGGAAACTAAGATATTCAGTTAATGAGACTTCAATAATTTTACTAATAGGTATCATGGTTTTTTCTGAATATTCTTTAAGTTGCTTCACTAATTCAATGGGTAAACTTGTTCCTAGTCTTTCCCTGTTTTTTAACATGTTTATCACCTCGTAAACAGTATAGCACATATCATAAAGTGTTTGCAAGTAACATAACTTTATGATATAATATAGATAGAAAGAGAGGTAAAATAAATGTCATTTAAAAGAACGTATAAATCATGGATATACACCAATGTAGTATTTGAATGTGATAACTGCAAGATAGAAATAGATGAATCATTTCCGAGAGTTGATATTGATGGTAAGGACTACTGCCCTGAATGTGGTTTTAAGTTAGGCTACATAGATGAAGTTGAATACGTAAGGATTTGTGGAGGTGTTAAGCCTGATATGTTTGCCGCCGGGATTAACCCATTGACAGGTGAAATAGAGCTCACGTTAGGTTCGGCACTACACAAATTAGTAAAAGGACATTATGTTTATATTCGAACCCAAAGGAGTAAGTTTAGTTGGGAAAAATCTTCTAGAAATAGAGGGTGCTTGAGATATACCAACTGGAGAATTTCAGTATTTGAAAGAGATAATTATAAATGTTTGCATTGTGGACAAGTTGGTGGAACTTTAAATGCTCATCACATCAAGGGATATGCGAAGTTTCAAAGGTTAAGATATGAAATCAATAATGGTATTACTTTGTGTGAGAGTTGCCATAAGCTGGTGCATAAAAAGAAGGTGGAAAATTGACAGGTGGAGCGTTTCAAACATCAAGAGAGATATTTGACAATGAAATATGGCAGAACGTAGTTGAATTTAGATTATTCTTTCTAATATACGGGATGGCAATTTTTGCTGATGGCGTTAAAAAAGGAGGGGTAGAAGTTAAAAGAGGTCAATGGTTAAGGTCAATAAGAAATTTGCAATCAGACCTTGAATATAAAGAAAACCGTTCTATTAAAAAATATTCAACTTCAACAATTGATAGAGCAATTAAGAATTTAATTAAGAGTGAACGAATAAAAGTTGAGACTACCGAACTTGGAACACTATTTGAAGTCGTGAACTATGCTAAGTATCAGGAGTTTGACAATTACAAAAGTTGCATTGAGAACGCAGAGAGAACAATAGGAGAACAGCAACAGAACAGTAGCGAAACAGTAGCGAAACAAATAGAGAACAATAATAAGAATGTAGAAGAATGTAAAGAAGTTATATATATACCTTACTCAAAAATTATTGATTACTTAAACTTAAAAACTGGTACAAGTTACAAGCATACTTCCGCTAAAACCCAAACACTAATTAAAGCTAGATGGAATGAGAAATTTACTGAGAAAGACTTTTTTACTGTTATTAACAACAAGGCAAACAGCTGGCTAAATGATACCGCTATGAATAAGTTTCTAAGACCAGAAACGTTATTCGGAACTAAATTTGAAAGTTACCTTAATGAAACCGCAAAGCCAATTGTTAAACCTCCAACAGACCACTACAGAAAGGTGGACTAAATGAATCTACGAATGCCACCGCAAAGCTTAGAAGCTGAACAATCTCTACTAGGTGCTGCAATGATAGATAAAAAGGCAGCAATTGAAATTATTCAGCATATTAGCATAGATGATTTTTACAACTTAGAAAACCAGTCCATATTTGATGCTGTAAGCCGTTTGAGCAACGAAAACAAAGCAATAGACATTATTACAGTGTCGGATAAATTACAAAGCCTAAACAGGCTAGATGAAGTCGGAGGGCTAGAGCATCTAAGCAACTTAGCAACAAATGTCATTACAACGGCTAATATTAAAAGCTGCATTGGGATTGTGAAAGGTAAGTCTATCCGTAGGCAATTTATCCACGCAGGTATGAATATTATAGATGGCGCTTACGATGGGAATTACGAGACGATAGCAGACTTTAAAGCGGATAGCTTGAAGCAGCTAGACATTAGGACGGAGGAAAAAACAAACCTAACAATATCGGACATAACAAATAACGTAATGGTGAACATAGAAGAACGTTTTAATACAAACAAAATTAAATTGCCTTATGGAATATCTTGGATAGATAAGCATACAGGCGGTGCACATGATACAAACCTAACTATAATAGCCGCTAGACCGTCAGTAGGAAAGTCAAGTATCGTAATGCAATTCGGATTAAATTTTGCAAAGAAAGGGAAACACGTTGGAATATTTAGTTTAGAAATGAGTTCGGATCAGTTAATTGAGAGGGCAATCGCAAATACTGGACTAATACATATGGACAAGCTAAAAACCCCTTCACTTATGGATAATGATGATCACATTAAACTAGGGCAGACAATTAACACTATTAACAACCTTAGATTAAATATATTTGATGATATTTTCAAGATTGAATTAATAAGGGCAAGATGCATGGAACTAAAACTAAAAAACGAACTAGATGTAATTATTATTGACTACTTACAGTTGTGTGAGACTACACAAAAAACGCATAGCGTAAATGAAAGGATTTCTTATATAACTAGGCAGTTAAAGATGTTGGCAAAGGAAATGAAAGCCCCTGTATTACTGTTAAGCCAATTAAATAGGGCTAACGAAAAAGATGATAGACCACCAAAATTAATGGATTTGAGAGACAGTGGTGCAATTGAACAAGATGCAGACGATGTATTCTTCCTACATGATCCCGAAAATGGAAAGCCAACAGCAGAAGAAAGAACAGTATGCGACACAGAATTTATAATAGCTAAACAAAGAAACGGGACAAGAGATATTAAAACAGATCTTAAATTTTATAAGGGTACGCAAAGATGGGAGGGAAACAACTATGTTTAAAGTTTTAACAGCCAAAAAGCTTGAAAAGCTATCAAATACTAAGAAATGCGAGTACATGAGGTTGATTATTTTGGGAAAATGTGAATGGAGGGGTTGAAATGAGCAAGCGTAAAGATGAATGTTTATTTTGTAAAAGCAGAAAATGTTATACAAGAGTGGTAAGCACAACTGATAATGGAAAAATCTATGACGAGTTAGCGTGTAGCAAACATATATGCGATGTTGAAAAGGATTCTGATAAAAAAGCTCCTAAGGTAATGAAACTTTTCATGTCTGGTACTGGAAGAATGAAACGTGGTGAAGATATAACAAACCATTTAAAAGAGTTTGAAAAGTATAATGATAAGCCAAACAAGGAGGTTACAAAATGAGTGAGATTTCTTGTAATAAATGCATTTTTCATATTAGTTTAAGTGCACCGTGTAGATGTTGCATAGACCACGGAAATTTTAGAGAGAAAGAAGAAAACGGAAAGCAAATATGCGGTTATTGTCTAACTTTAAAATATTTTTTAACCAAAGCAAGCCCACGCAGACAGTACAAATTTTGTCCGATGTGTGGCAAGGAGATCATAAAATGAGTGATACAGAAATTTGGAAAGACGTACCGAGATACGAAGGAATGTATAAAGTAAGTAATTTTGGAAGGGTTAAAAGTTATGCAAAAGGATATGAAAAACTTTTAAAACCGCAAAGAGATGGTCATGTCGGAGAAATTTATCTAAAAGTAGTTTTATACAAAAACAAAACTAAAATAAATAAAAAAATGCATAGGTTAGTGGCTGAGTGTTTTCTGGAAAATCCAAATAATTTGCCGCAGGTTAATCACAAAGATGAAGTAAAAACTAATAATCACTATAAAAATCTTGAATGGTGTACTTGTTCGTACAATAACGGATATGGGTCTAAACCAAGTAAAACTACTGAAAGATTAGGAATTAAAATTAACCAATATGATCTGAAACATAATTTTATTGCAAAATGGGGTAGTGCGCTGATGGCCGAAAAATATTTAGGGATAAGAAATTCAAATATAGGTGCTTGTTGCAAAAATATAAGGAAAACAGCAGGAGGCTATATATGGGAACATGCAAATTAGATACGGTGGCTTTACTAGTTGGGATGGTGATATTTTGATTAAGTATTTATATTACATAATGCACACTTTCACAGAGTGCCGTGATTTAGACTATTCGAAGCGAGGACTAGCAGTTTGTAACAAGTGTGGTAGAAAATATTTCGTATTTGTAAAGTGAGGGGGTGATATTTTGAGTGTAACCAGTGGCAAAAAGTTTGAGAATAATTGGCGAGACAGTATCCCCGAAACCGTGTTTTATTACAGATTTCGAGACGGCACAAGTTCCTGGGGTGGAGGGCAAGAAAATACACGCTTTCAAATGCAGAATATGTGTGATTGTATGATGTTTGACGGTGCAAAGCTGTATCTCCTGGAATTAAAGTCTCACAAAGGCAAAAGTATTCCTTTTTCTGCAATTCGCCAAAACCAGCTAGACGAACTTAGCAAGGCAAGTACACACAAAAACATAATAGCAGGATTCGTTATTCATTTCGCCGATATTGGCACTACATATTTTTGCAAGGCAGATGATGTTTTGTATTTTATAGCGCATGAAGAAAGAAAGAGTATTCCAATAAGCTGGTGCCAAAGATGGGGCATTGAAATCATTGGGAAACTTAAAAAAGTTAACTATTCATGGGATATAAAAAGTTTTGTAGAGCACAAGCCCATTACAATACCACCAGTTATCCCAAAATGGGAGTCTAAACAGGCAGAATGGTGAAAGAGATACGATTGTAGGGTATAAACAAATACAAGCCTTAAAAGGGCATATGGAGGTCACGACATGATACTAAAACTAAACGATACATACCAAATCAGCACAGACAATAAAAACGTAGCACTAGAAGAACTAAAAGTAATCAAAGACGGCGAACGTAAAGGTGAGAAATACTGGTCAAACATCGGCTATTATCCAAACTTTAAATGGGCAATTGAAGGGTGCTTGAAGCATGGGCTAATGAACAGCGATATTGAGGGCTTGCAAGAGATTCAGAACTATTTGTATCAGCTGAGAGCAGACATAATTGATAAATGCGAATTGCTGGAATTTGAGGTGGCGGAATGAACCGTACACAACGCAGACTATTAGCAAACAATCCAACGGCTATGAAATCCTATACAAGCACCGTACAGCATCAAGCAGTATCTAGTGCAACGGCTGAAAGTTTAAAGCTTGTAGCCTATACTATAGCCCTTGAATTGCATGATCATTATGGCTTTGGCAAGAAACGGTTAAATGAATTGCTAGACAAAACAAGCCATCAGATAAATTGTATTGCAGAGGGATTTGTAAGTTTGGAAGATATTATTGCAGAGGTAAAAAGTTTGGGGGTGGTGATTGAATGAAATATTTAGGCAAATGCAAAGTGTGTGGGCTACCAATTACAGATAGACATTGTGTTACATATTGCAGCAGAGTGTGTTACAACCAAGAAAAGAACGCAAAAACCATTATTGTACAATGCGAATTTTGCAATGCAGACATAAAGCAAGTAGGGTCAGATGTTAGGCGGTTTTGTAGTGTAAAGTGTTCATCGGATAGCCGTGTAGACAAAAATATTAACGGTGCAAGAAATAAGAAAGCTACAGGCATAAATAGACCGTATACATCAGATACAAGGCATTTAATACGGCTATGGTATAAACAAGGAGATAAAAAAACAGATATAGCATTGATATTAGGTCGCAGCTTAGCAAGCGTTGAATTAGCTTTTGTATAGGGGGATAAAATGACAAGTGAATACATAAAAGACCAGGTTGACAGGCTCGTAATATGTGAGCTGGAAGAAGCAAATAAGAAATTTCCGTTATTTAATAGCACTCACGAGGGTTACGCAATATTAAAAGAGGAAATAGAAGAAGCTGGTGACGATCTAAAAAGAATTGAATTAAATTTAAGTCAAGTATGGGATTGTATTAAGAAAAATTCAGTGATTACTTATTTCCAAATAGACCAAATTGAAGCATACGCTAAACATTTAGCTTGTGAAGCCTTACAAGTTGCGGCAATGGCAAGAAAATACAGAGATAGTGCCGGGAGGAATACATATGAGTGATATTGACGAGATTGAGAAAGCGATTAAAGTATTAAAAGGTGCTAAATCATTTCAGACGAAACAAGCCAAAAGGGTTGAACTGTATGATATGAGTGGATATTTAAATGCAGTAGAGTGTATAGATGCCTTAACGGTGGCAATTAAAGCCCTAGAAGAAAAACAAGCCCGTGACAAGCAAGATGCATTTTTAAGCCGTGTAGGTGCCATGTGTACGCATTGTGGTGAATGTAAAGGTGGTACAAACGAATCTAGCAAAAGCAAACAGCACAGATTACGTTGTACTATAAACCAAGGAATAGACAATTGGGATTGCTACAATGATTGCACATTTTGGAATGGTTTGAAATGCAACCAATACGAAAGTGGGGTTATTAATGGACTATAAAATATATTTCAAGCAATATAAAACCAATCTATCTCTGCTAAAACTAAAACAAATAGAGGAGCAAGAGATATTGCAAGCTATCACACAGGTCGGTGAAGTCTCTATAGCCGCACAAATCATTACGGATATGCCACTGGTACACAGCGGTGAAAGCAAGGTTGAAACGGCTGTTATACGCATGGAGGATAAAAGGCTAGAGTTAAATATTATATTAATAAATTGCCAAAATGAAACGCAAGCCATCCGCAACGATATTATCCGTGTTGAAGCGTGTTTGGACGTGTTACGAGACAAAGAAAGGTTTGTGATTAAGCAATATTATGTGGACAGAGTAACAGGGTGGGTACAGGTCGCAGAAGAATATCAATGCCATTACCGAGAGTGGCGAAGCATAAAACAGCTGCAAAGCTATAGAGATAGTGCTTTGGATAAAATAGATAATTTGTTAAAATTAGCATAAGAAAAAAGCCCTACGATTTGTGGGGCTTTTAGGCTTTAGACTATTTTACCGTTTCTGAAACCAAATCTTTTGTTTATATGTTTTATTTTAAAATCTGCTTCTTCCTTCGATATACAATTTTGTGTTACTGTTTCCCATTCATCACTATCATTTATCCATTCAAAACTTATTCTACACATCTTATTTTTCCTCCTTTAATTTTTTAATGATTTCAGTAGCCGTGTCTAGTTTTACAATCAGTTTAATATAGCCCGTGCGGTCTGCGCCAAGGGTTTCGGCTTGTTGTTTTAACTGTGCTTCAAACTCTTGTTTAGCTTCAATGCTAGAATGGCTTACTCTTATTTCAGTGTAAAGACGGGGCATTATATCACCGCCCCAACTATCTCAAAATGTATTCCTTCTGTTATTAACACTGTTCCGCCGCCGTGTTGCAAACATCCTTCAAAAACCATTTTTTTACCCTCGGCGTTTACTGTTTTGTAATCGTTGGGTATTTTAGCCCATTCTTTTTTAGTTATTTTAATCATGTTTTATATTCCCCTTCGCTATTTGATATTTACATTGTACCGTACATTGTACCACTTGTCAACACGTTTCTATAAATATATTTTAATCCAATAAAAACTACGTTAAAACTGCGTAGATATTGCGTTTACAGGGTGTTTATTAGGTGATATAATGGTCTTAATAAAATATAAAATTGAAGATTTTAATTAAGTTTCGAAAAGGCTTGCCGTATTGGTTAGCCTTTTTGTTATGTTTATATAGTAGAGGTAAAATATGAAAGATGTTATAAAGTGGGTAACAACACCTAAAGGCTGCAAGCTGTGTAAGTTTAGGAGCGAGACAGGGTTTAGTTGTAAGTTAGTTGAGTGCTGTTATAAGTGTAAGAGATAAATTTAATAAAGAGGTTGGTTAGCTGCCGTAAAAGACACTTGTGCCGTGAACATAAGTGTCTTTCCTTTATATATAACTTTTCACGGAGGTAGATATGAAACATGGTAATAGTAATTTTATGGAACTATCACGGCTATTGTTTACAGAGCCGTACAATAAACTATCGCAGAACGCTAAATGGTTATTTGTTACATTAAATGAATTAGAACAAAGGTATACTGGAACAAAGGAAGAAGATTATTTCTTTAGGTCTAATGAGGATTTAAGCAAAGATAGTGGATTAAGTTTGCCAACATTAAAAAGAGCAAAGAAAGAGTTATTGCAAAGCGATCTAGTATATTCCTGGCAGATGCATTTTAATGAGGTAGACACAAACAAGAAATCTAAGCTAAAAGTAACAGCTTATCGCATATTAAAGTAGTCGGAGGTAAAGAATTGACCCTTTGTATCAAAGGTAAAGAATTGACCCTATATCAAAGGGTCAGATATTGCCCACTATATTAAGAAGTTATAAGCACACAATAAACAGGCATAAAGATTTTAAGAAGATTTAAGAGTTAGTAAATAACATAGTATTTATTTTTTCAATAAAAAAAGAGGTAGCCGTTATGAGTGATTATAAGATATTGCATCTCACAAAAGAAGAAGATTTAAAACAAAATATAGCATTATTAAAAGAAAGATGTATTCTATATAAATATGAAATAGAAAGATTTGAAAATAGAATAATAAAACTAACGGATAAGTTAAACAATATAAAGGACGGTGATTAATAATGACTTTAGGCAGACCGACATTATACAAAGAAGAGTACATTGAAAAGGTTTATAAATTGTGCTTATTAGGTGCTAAAGATACTGAAATTGCTGACTTTTTTGGTGTATCTGAATCAACTCTCAATTTATGGAAATTAGAATATCAAGATTTTTCGGAGTCCATAAAAAGAGGTAAAATAAATGCTGATGCAAATGTAGCTAGTAAATTGTACAACAGAGCTATTGGATATGAACACCCAGAGACAATCACGGCAAGCTTTCAAGGACAAATTACTGATACCATGGAAGTTACTAAGCATTATGCACCAGACCCAACAGCAGCTATATTTTGGCTAAAGAATAGACAGCCTAAACAGTGGAGAGATAAACAGGAAATTGAATCTGTTAATGTAAATACAAACATCACAACGGATCTAAACTTTCAATCTTTTATGAAAAAAGCAACCGAAGAAGAAATTGCTAAAGGCGGGCAAATGTCAACCGAAGAAATACAAAGTATTATTGATAGGGAATAATTGTTACAGAAATATTACAGTAAGTAACCGAAACATTTATTTCGTTGAGTTATGTTTGTATTAATCACTTTCAAACCTTACAACCACAACGGCTATAGGGTTTGTTTTGGTTAATGCGAAAATAATTTAATTACTTAAAATGTATAAACGTCTTAAAAATGATGTAATTTGTGTATATTATGCAGAAATGAGGGTTTAAAATGAGCTTATTGTGCAAATTATTTGGGCATAGCAAGAAAATAATAAAATCCCATGATAAGGATATGTTTGGGCTTGAATATGTATGGCAACGCAAATATTGTGCAAGATGCAGAAAACGAGTTAAGTAGGTGATACAATGGCACTAACAGCACAGTCGATGGCTCTGCAACAGCGTATAGCGGAGTATAGCAAGAAGATATTAGTTAAAAACAACTATGCAGAGTATTGCTTATATGTACATCGTGGCAGATGGTTTCTGGGCGATCACTTGAAACTAGTATGTGATAATATACAATCAATGATAGCTCACGAGACTAAGCAAAATATACTTATAATATCAATGCCACCACAACACGGTAAGAGCCAATGCGTGACAGAGACGCTACCATCATGGTACTTAGGCAAGTTCCCATCTAAACGAGTTATAGAGGTATCATACGGCGATGATTTAGCACAGAGGTTTGGCAGACGGAATAAAGAGAAGGTATTAGAGTTTGGCAAACAGATATTTGACATTGAGTTATCAAAGCAATCAGATACAGACTTTGAGATTAAAGGTCACAAAGGTAGTATGATTAGTAAGGGCATAATGGCAGGCTTAACAGGTAATCCAGGAGACTTGATTATAATAGATGATCCGATTAAAAATCGTCAAGAAGCAGAGAGCCAAACATATAGAGACCGTATATGGGAAGAGTTCTTAAACTCAATAAATACTAGACTATCAGCAGATGGCATTATCATCTTAATAATGACTAGATGGCACGAAGATGATTTAGCAGGTAGACTATTAGATGCGAAGAACGGTTTCAAACATAAGTGCTTAGAGATAAACATACCACTCGAAGCAGAGAAAGACGATATACTAGGCCGTAATATAGGCGATGCTTTGTTCCCTCAAATAGGTAAGGATAACGTATGGCTCAAAGACTTCAAGAGTTCATATGCAAGTACAGAGGGCAGTAGGTCGTGGAACGCTTTAATGCAAGGTAGACCAACAGCAGAGCAAGGTAACATGATTAAACGGTCATGGTTTAAATACTACACATTGAAACCTGAAAGATTTGACCAAGAGATACAATCATGGGATTGCACTTTTAAAGATAGCGATGGTTCAGACTTTGTTGTTGGCACAGTATGGGGCAGAGTAGGTGCAGATAAGTACCTATTAGACATTGTAAGGGAACGAATGGACTTACCTACTACTATTAGGTCGATAGAACAAATATCAGCTAAATACCCTAATTCATGGCTTAAGCTAGTAGAAGATAAGGCAAACGGTTCAGCCGTTATACAAATGCTACAACACAAGATACCAGGCATGGTTGGTATTAACCCAATGGGTTCAAAGATAGCTAGAGTTCAAGCCATATTACCACATATAGAAGCTGGTAATGTATACCTTCCATCAGATGCTAACTGGGTTAATGACTTTGTAGATGAATGCTCGTCCTTCCCTAACGGTAAACATGACGATCAAGTAGACAGTATGTCACAAGCATTAGTAAGACTTATAAGTGACTATAGCACTCTTATAACACCACTTAAAAAGAAAACTAACTGGATGTTTGAAACACCAGAAGAAAAAGGAGACTTAGACATATGGTAGGTCAAGAATATATTAAAGTGTTGGTAATGAATGGGCCTGGTGAACTAGAGCCTTACACTGAAAGACTTATGACCAAAGAAGAGTTTCTTAAAAGAGAAAAGGAGATGTTAAGTATATGGTAGACAAATATAAAAAAATGGTTGTCTTGTCGGCTTTGTTAAAAGATGCTATTGATTACGGCAATATGCCACTAGTAAAACAATGGTTAGCAGAATTAACGGTATTGGCGGATGCAAAAGGGGGAACGTTTTGAACACAATCATAATCACATTAAGTCTATTAGCTGCTTTCATAAGCGGCTTTTTTTGTGCCGTAAAAGCAATCCATTTAGGACTTAGGTGGAATATACAAGTAACTAACAAACAGGAGCCTGAACTTAAAAGTCCCATCTCACAGGTAGTTGAATCAGCACAACAAAGCAAAGTAGATAAAGCTAATAAATACAGCAAAGAACAGCTAGAAGAATATTCCCCTTTTTATGAGGAGGTTTAAATGGCAATTAAAACAGACCCAGCAAGCGTTTGGAAAGAGTTTGACGATGATAAAGCATACAAGGTAAGCAAAGGCTTTTATAAGACATGGAAAGAGTGCGTAGACTTCAAAGAGGGTAGACACTGGAAAGCACCAACGGCTAAAACTAAGTGTATGCCTAGAATCGTTATCAATCAATGTGGCTTCACTATTAGAAATAAGAAAAGCAATATACTATCCCAAACCTTAAAGCTTGTGTATTCTCCTGCAGAAGTTCCAGATGGTGGTGATTCATCAGAGTTAATAATAGCATCGGAAGATTATACAGATGCAGCAGCAAGCGTATGGGAGGACTTAGACCAAGACTCGTTAAACGAGTGTGCTGTTGATAGTACCTTAACAAAAGGAACTGGTATATTCCATTACTATTGGGATAACTCATATAAAGGTGGTCAATTCACTAATTACATAGGTAGAATCAAGGGACAGACAATAAAGCCTACTGATATATGTTTTGGTAATCCTACCTTGAAACCTTATCAGACACAAGACCAGCCTTTTATTATTATTCGTAATTCCGATAGAGATGTTGATGAACTAAAAGAACGGTCAAAAAAGAACGGTGAAAATTGGCAAATGATAGTTCCAGACGAACAGAAAACAGGAACAGACATTGATAACGAAACGGCTAAAAATGCCAATACTACCACTAGCTACACAAAGTATTACAGAAAAGATGGACAAATTTACTGGACAGAAATTACAGCAACGTCAGTAGTCCAAAAGCCGAGAACACTATCTCCTACACAAGAGACGGCAGAAACAGTTAAACCCTTTACGATATATCCCGTTGAGGTTTTAGTATTTGATGAAATTGACGATTGCGTTTATGGTCGTTCTGCTATTCAAGACATAATTACTATAAATAAAGCTATCAATTGGATTTATGGAATGATTATGTTGGGGGTGCAGGGCAACGCATGGCCCAAGATATTAGCTAAGATGGGCGCATTGCTTCAAGCTGTAACTAATGAACCTGGTGAAATAATCACAGACCATTATCAACCTGGTGGCGTTGACGGAATTAAGTATATGCAGCCGCCAAACTTTTCAAATGCTCCACCTGCACTAGCTGAAAAGCTGTATGACTTAAGCAGACAAACCACAGGCACAACAGAGGTTAACACAGGTGAAGTTATCGGGGCTAACATGGCGGCATCAGCAATTATAGCCTTGCAAAATCAAGCACAAAAGCCTAATCAAGCCGATCAAAATAGATTATTTCGTTCTGATAAAAATATAGGGCGTATATTAGAAGAGTTCTTCAAGATTTATTACAATACGCCTAGACCTATTGCAAGCAAAGATGCAGAAGATAAAGATATTACCAAGAAGTTTCTAGGTACAGCACATAAAGACAAATCCTTTAACTTAAAAATAGACGTAAGCCCAACCACAACTATGACAGAACCGTTGACGATGGCTATTTTGAAGGAAATGGCTGATAGAACGTGGATAGATAAGTACCAGTTTACTAAATATTCACCATCTAACGCAATGCCTAGCGGGATGAAGCATGACTTTGAAGTTGAACAAGAGAAGATGATGAAACAGCAAGCAGCACAGGCGGCAGCTATTGATTCAGCCAAAGCAAGTTTAACACCAGTGGAGCAAGCCGAACTCGGTGCTAATCCGCAATTAATGGAACAAGCAATGGCTAGTACAGGTATGGGAGGTGGTCAAAATCCAATGTCCTTATAACCGTAAGCAAGAAAACTGTGTAAAACAGTATAAAAATGATTTGATTAATGAAGAAACTGGGATAATCAAAGGTTACACAGAGGGCTATGTTGTTGAGTTTAAACTTATGGATTGCCCAAAAGAAGAATGCGGCGCATGGCACAATGGAAAATGTAACTACAATCAGGGGGTGAATATGTAAATGCCTAAATATTCAAATGAACGCTTAAGTAAAATGTTTGAAGAAGATGTTTCAGAAGCTATAAATTCCTTATATATAAAGCTTATTTCTCTATTTAAATATGAAACTGGACTATCAGCAGAAGAATATGAGGAATTTGCTACATATTGGAATGCAAAGGTAGAGAGAGAAAACGTAGAACTGGAGGTGAAGGTGTAATGAACTGTTCAAAATGTTCAAACCCCTTAAAGCAGATTGCAGGTGGTATAAACCTAGAACGTGGCGTAAATGTCATGGTTTTAGGGTGCCTTAATAGAGATTGCGAGTTTAAAATGGTCGAAATAAGCAGAGAAGAAACACCTATAAATTCATTTGAGGGATAGGATGGTGGTCTAATTCTAGTTAAATATATTAAGCTCACAAAGGCGATTTTGGGCACTAATTATGATTGAAACCGTTGATATATAAGGGTTTAATACTAAGCTCATAACAATTACCAAGACACTTTTAACGAGTGTCTTTTTTGATGCAATAAGGTTGCTAGACCTACTTAACTAAGCGGGGTTTGCCAGTACCCTTGAAAGGTGAAAACCACTGGTAAAACGAGCTGCAAATAAGTGGAATGTCGCTCACCACTAAGAATAGGAGAAACAACCATGATAGATAACATTTTGGCTGCTAATTCGGATAATTCCGAGGAAATCGCCACTCCAATGAAAATAAACCTTCAATTATTTGCGGAAGGTGACCCTACTCCAAGTGCTGACCCTATAGAGGGCGACCCACTACCCAACGTAGACCCAGCACCGAGTAGCGACCCGATACCAAACACTGACCCTGTACCAGATGTAAGCACTACAAAGGCTTTCAGTGACAGGTTGAAGGAATCTACAACTAAAGCAGAAGATGCGGTTTATTCAAAGCTTTTTGGAACTGAACATGGAATCCATACGAAAGCCGCTTATGATGCAGCAATAGCAAAACAGCAAGAAGAAGCAGATAACGCTAAATTCCAAGAAACAAATGGTTTTGACCCTAATAGTGTTAAACCCTTATTTGAGGAATGGAAGAAATCAGACCCTGACTTTCAAGAATTGAGCACGATACGGCAAGAAAAGAACATTGCTACTGCTTTGTCAGAACTAAACAACGAATTGAAAGATTGTGGAATTGACCTTAACATTAAAGATTTTTCAGATACCGAGGTTGCAAAACTTCCCAATGTTGACAAGGTTGTTAAATACGTTCAAAGCGGAAAAACCTTTGCAGAAGCCGTATTTCTTGCTAATAAAAAGGAATTTATTGCAAAGCAAGCAGAGATGGCACAGCAAGACACGATTAAAAAAATAGCGGCTAATGGACTTAGTTCTCCTGGTTCATTAAGTGGTGGTGGCGATAGTGATTCTAAAACTATCTATTCCATGTCCAAGGCTGATTTTGCAGAAATGCAGACACAAGTCTTGAGAGGAGAGAGGAAAAAATTATAATAAAGGATATGGTGAAAATATATGCCAGCTAAACTACAAACCTATACAACTCCAAGTGATGGCACTAATAACAGATTGACAGCAGAAAACGCAGAGTTTTATCAGAGAACGCTACTTGAAAGACTGCAAGATTCTTTGTTCTTCATGAAGTATGGTAAGAAAACACCTATACCAAAGCACGCAGGAGCAACAACTTCATGGAGAAGGTTGCAAATGCCAGCAGTAACAACTACAGCTATTGTCGAAGGTGTAACACCGAACGGAATTGATTTAACTATTGACAAAGTGTCTGCAACAGTCCAGCAGTTCGGCACATACACTAAGTTGACAGATTTTATCGACCTTGTTGGGCTTGATCCTTTGCTTACAGAAGTCTCACAGCTTTTTGGCGAGCACGCTGGAATGACAATGGATATTATTGTAAGAGATATTATCGTAGCAGGAACTAACGGACAGTTTGCAGGAGCAAAAGCTTCGAGAGCGTTACTTGTAGCAGGAGATAAAATATCAGCAGCAGAAATTCAAAAAGCCAGAGCAACAATGGTTAAAAACAACGTTAAAAAAATCAAACTTCCTAATGGCAGTATGGGATATTTAGCATTTGTTCATCCTGATACAGTAACACAGATATTCAACCTTCAAGAATGGAAAGACCAGAACACTTATGTCGATGTAAAGAACAGGGAAGAAGGAATTGTAGGTCAGATGTATGGTATTTACTTCATGGAAGCAACAACCGCACCAGTATTCGTTAACGGTGGCGTAGGTGGAAACCTTGCAGGAAAATCCATAATCATAATTGGTGATTCGGCTTTTGGAATCCCAGATGTTGCAGGTTCAAGCAAACCTGAAATACTCGTTTATACCGAGGGCAATACAGAGAATCCATTAGCTTTATATTCAACAGTTGCTTGGAAAAGCACCTTTACGGCAGCTATTTTACAACCTCTCGCTATAATTAGGCTCGAAGTTTTAGACGTGTAAAATGGTAACAAATATTAAAGGGAGGGCAAACGCCTTCCCTTATTTTAAGGAGGAATTACAATGGACGTAACAAAACAAACAAAAAAATGGGGAAAACTAACAGTAGAAGCAAACAATTTAACATTCGTAGGTGAAGAAATGGTTCCCTTGATGATACCACTAGATAAGCAAAATCCCGCAAAAGAAAAATTCCTATGCATAAATGGAAATCAGATTATATTAGGTGTAGGTAAACAACTTAGCGTGCCTCAATCCGTAGCTGATAACTGGAATAATTCGTATATCGGGACAATTGAAGCAGAAGAGAAAATGTCACAAGAAATTGAAATTAAATCGTAACCTTCACGTGGAGGTGAAATATGAAAACTAAAGGATATTGTCTTGCAATCTTCCTTCGCTTGCTCGATGAAGCAACCAGAAAAGGAATAAGTATACCTGAAAGTAAGAATGCAGACTACAAAGATAAATTTAATTACTTCCTAAATGAAGCTTCAACCTATGTGGCACAACTTGTTAAAATACCAGCCGTATTCACAGTAACACAGAACTCAATTAAAAGCCAATTAGGGCTATTCAGCGGGTTTGATGTACAACAGTATTTACCTGGGGATAACAAAATTTATACCCAAACTGGTACAAAATCCCTTTACTTTGAAATGGATAACATAGGCGCGGTTACAATAGCCATCAATGGTATAGTAACCAAAACCATAAACAATACCATTAAGCGTGTTTTTACACCCTACAAATTCAACACAGGGGCAACAAGTACAGATATAGTAACGGTTACCTTCACGGGATTATATCCTTATAATATCCGCAATGTAGCTTTATACGCTTATGCATTTCCGACCGATGAAGATGTTCAAGTTTATTCGCCGTTTGTTGCTTATGATATGCCATCGGACTTTTTGGAGTTTGACACGGTGATTATTAAATCAGACCCAAGAATTTACGAAGCCTATATTTCTTTTAAATGGGAAAACAACAAAAAAGTAATTCTAAACCATTATGATGTTGGTAGTTTTGATATTCATTACTACAGATACCCAAAAGTTATATTGCCAACAGATGTGGATACAACGCTTTTAGACCTTGAAGATAAAGCAATCGACCTAGTAGTATTGCAAGCCGGAATAATGGCTACAACGGCAGACAATCAAGCTTTATCGGCATGGTTGAGGTCTTTGTTTGGTGAGAAAGTACAGAACATAACGAATTCAAATTCAGTAACAGAAACCAGTATACAAACCGTGTTCAGCATGGGATAGGAGGTTAAGAATTGGCATACAAAACAACTAAATTTAATATTCAAGCCCAACCACAGCCAAAATTCTGGCCATCTTCGCCTTCTTTGCTAAATGGCGGTGTCAACTATACTGAAAAAGAGTATAAATTGGCTGAAAATCAATCTCCAAATATTTTAAACATGACCTTCATAAACGGAGAATTAGGGATTCGCGCTGGGCAGGAACACCTAAACGCCGCCGAGGTAGTAGAACCAATATGTTACGGCTCATACAAATATAAATTCATGGGCAATTTTGTTAAACATTGTGGAACTCAACTATATAAACAAGATGCAATCACGGGCGTTTCGACCTCTATTTTTAGTGGTTTAAATGCAAGTGAATCAAAAATCTTTAAATTTAACGGCAAGCTGTATTTAAAGCAGACAGGTAAATATATTGTATGGGATGGAACAACAGCAACCGCAGTAATTCCATATATTCCAACCGTAATAATTAACCGAACTCCTACAGGCGGCGGCGATACGAACGAGAATTACAACCGACTAGGCGCAGGGCTTACAAATAAGTTTCATGGCAACAATGTAGCAACCGTCTTCACTTTAACAGATGTTAACCTCGATGCAACCGTAATAATCTGTACAATTGGCGGTGTGGTTAAAACAGAGGGAACACATTTCAGCGTTAACAGAACAACTGGGCTTGTGACATTCTCTACAGCACCTGCAATCGGAATAAATAATGTTATTTTAACGCTTTTCAAAACCGTTCAAACAGATATTGATGCAATTCTAAATTGCCTTGCCGCCATTGCTTTTGGTGGGCAGAATGACAACAGATTATTTGTAGGGAATAACGGGTCCGGATATTTCTACTGGACTGGGATAACAACGGCTGGAATTGACCCAACATATTTTGCTTACAACAATTATAATATCATCGGATTAACTGATGAAAATATAACAGGATTCGGAAAACATTATGATACTTTATGTATTTTAAAGGAACGTGAGATATATGGTGAGACTTATTCCTTTGACGGAACAAAAGGTGTGTTTAATACTTTTGCAATCAGTTCTGAAATAGGCTGTGACTGTCCTAATACAATTCAGAGTATAAACAACAACCTTACGTTCTTGAACTCTCGTAATGGCGCATATGTCCTAGTAGGAACAGCAGTAAATAGTCAAAGGAATGTATTCCCAATTAGTAGAAATATTAACCCTAGGTTATTAGCAGAAACAAATCTAAAGTCTGCTAGTAGTATTGATTTCAACGGAAAATATTGGCTGTGCGTTAATGATAAGGTTTATTTGTGGGATTATTTTCTATCACCTTATTCAGACACAGGCAATCCCGAGGAATCAGCAAAACGGCTTTCGTGGTGGTACTTTGATTCCATTAATGCCGCTAGTTGGCTAGTCGACGATACTTTGATGTATTGCGATAGAGCAACAGGCTTGACGGTTCAGTTTCACAATGACTTCCATGATTTTGGTGGTTTGATAAGTGCCTTATATAGATATCCGCTAAGATTAATTGGCGGCGGCATATATGAGTTCGACCTTTTAACAGGCTATGTTATGGTGCGTGGAGACACGAGGTCAACGTTCAAAGTTGTTTATTTTACATCAGATGATATTTTTGGTGATTCAGCTACAGAGAGGATTGAAGTCGGTTCATTTTCGTGGTCTGATTTTTCGTGGTCAAGTTTTACTTACGGAGTTATGGGCCCATTATTCAACTGGGAACTTTCACCTTACGAAAAAGGAATCCGTTATTTTGGTTGTGAGTTTACGAATGAGGTTATTGGAACAGATATGAATATTAGCGGTGTTCAATGGAGATATAAGATTGGAAAGTTGATACGGTAAAGGAGGAACACATGGCAACTAGACTAAAAAAACTAACAGATGCAGTATATAGCCCGACTTTTGCAACGAGCGAGGCGGCAATCAGAACACAATTAGACGGTGCAATTCAAGAAATACATGATTTTAGCGAAGTAGCAGATACAGCACAAGACCTTGTAATTGCAGGAATAAATATAGCCACAGGTGGTGCAGTTGAAATGGCTAACGATGCTATAACAGAAGCTAATGCCGCAGTAACAACCGCTAATGTAGCAGACAGTAAAGCTACAAGTGCAGTAAGCACGGCTTCAACAGCTTCAACTAATGCCACTAATGCGGTTAGTACAGCCGATAACGCACTAGATATAGCCGTTACAGCTGGTGGTATAGCAGTAGACGTGCAGACAGATTATAACCTAATTAAACCACAGCTAGAACAAGCAGTGGCAGACGTAGCAGGAAAAGCAAGCGTTGCTTATGTGGATGGTATAGCGGTAGACTTTACAATGGGTGCAGTTCCAAATAATTCAATAGCGGTTGAAAAGCTTAATTTTGATGTGGCAACACAAGTTGAATTAGACGTAGCTAGTGAAGATTTTGAAGCGCATTTGTTAGAAAATGCGTCGCAACTTGGTGATTTAACAACTCTTAGTACAACCTCAAAAGTTGTAACAGGGGCAATAAATGAACTTTTTACAAATGCCAGTAGTGGAAAGGTATTAATTAAAACCGCTATTACTGGCAAGGGTGGAACGGTTAATGATGCAAATAGTGACGGAATTTACACATACCAAGAATTAGCGGACGGAATTAATGCTATCTCAACTTCTGCACCACATAGTTCGCAAACTTATGCTACTCCTGGAACTTATAATTTTACAGTTCCAGATGGTGTAACACAAATCACTACTTTTATTACTGGTGGCGGTGGCGGTGGCGGTGGCGGTGGTACAGTTGGTGGTGGCGGTGGCGGTGGCGGTGGTAGTTATATAATTAGTTTCTCCGTAACTACTGGTCAAGTAATTTCAGCCGTCGTTGGTACTGGTGGTTCTGGTGGAGTTG